CAAGGAATTTATGGACATATTATTTAATATCAGATTTATTAAAAAATTTGATAAAACAAAATATTCTAATATGATTATTAATATGGATAAGTTAATGAAGATATATATTTATATATTAGCAGACCGTTATGATATAAATACCTATTTACCAATATTTACTGATATTAAAAATAATATTATAGAAATTTTTTATTCATTAATATTTGTAATACCTAATAAGTTTAAGCACATATATGGGTTTGATCCACAGATAGAAATAGATAAATCATTAGCAGATTTTCGCATTAAAACAAAAGATATGATAACTATAATTAGTAATTATTCAAAGATAGGAAAAAACGAGGAATATATAAATGTTCATAAATATATACCTTACGAAAAAAATAAAGAGCATTATTTACCTTGAAATAACAATATCTAAACATTTATTTACCCTTCTTATTTTTTTTAACTTTTATTGACTTCTTTTTAATATTAAGATCACTATATCTGCTATATAATTCTGGTATTATAATATGAACAGTTTTATATATATGTGTTATATTTTTAACTCCATCTTTGCATGTTAAACAACCACCTTTCATTCCGCACCCACAAGTCATTTTACAACCACCTCTAATAGTATTGAGATTTAAAATATCTGCTACTGTTATATTTCCAGAGGTACAAACTCCTGAATTATATTCCACATGTTTTTGAATATCACTAACACTAAGTACATTTCTCGCATCTAGTACTACACCAGAGTCATAAGTTGCTTTTATCTTGTCTTCTGATTGACTTATATTGGGTTCTCCTAAACTCTTATCATATTCTCGTGTTGTTGTATCTATATTATATGTGCGATTTTCGCTTGTGGCGCTGTTCGCCATGTTTATATTTGTATATTCTTAATATTTATCAATATTATTTACTAAGATCAATAAATTCTATTAATGTATTCACCTTATCATTTAAACTATGTATTTCATTTTGTTGCAATTGTATTTTACGATGAAGTTCTTGAACAGCACATATATTTAAAGTATTAATGTACTCTTTATTTAATACATGAAAATCATTAACTTCTGTTCCATAAACAAAGATCTTATCATATAAATAATTAATATTCCTAATTTTAAATGAATATATATTTATTATTTTTACTACTTCAACAACTATTATATTATCATTCATATCATAACATTTAACCTTGCTATTTTTATGTATAATATTTTCAATATTTATAGAATTATTTGGTAATATTATAATATTTCCAATAATATTATAATCAGCAGAAGAGAATATATTTGGTATAAACTCTTTTTTAATTTTAACAGCATCAGGTATCACCTCCTTAATTTGTTGCGCTATAAAACCATATATTTTATTATTTCCTCTATTAATCCAATCAATATAATTATATGTTTTTGGTTGTATATTTAATATCATTTGTAATGCTTTATCATCTGAAATATCATTAATATTTGTTTTGATCCTTTCATCACTACTTGCTATTATATTTCCAGTCGCCCATATTCCTGAATTGAACTTTGCGCATATATTTGCATTAAAATCAGCTGTTAATTCAATATTACTGCTTATATTAGAATGTACGCCTATAGATGTGATAAAATTTGTATTTTGAATTACTGATGAAACTTCTAATTTGAAATTATCTGTTGATTGTCCACCAATCCCCACATTATTGTTAAAATATATATTATTATTATCTTTTACCCATATTGTGGAACTTGAATTAGATATAGTATTAATATATTCTATTATATTATTACTAGTTGTTTTAATATAATTGCAAGTACTTGCAATATAACTTGGTATAACATTTCTATCTATTTTTGTTAAAACTCTTAATAATAGTGCACCATTTTTTCCATTTTCACCATAATTACCTCCACTCCCACTATTATGCGAATTATACCCAGTATTTGGAAGTGCACCTATATTACTGCTTCCATAACCACCACTTCCAATATATATTTGATTATTATATAGTTCTCCTATATCGCTATTAAATAAATTAAAGTCATTTTTAAAATTAATATTTTCATGATAATTAAAAAATTTATAGGTATCTTTATTCAAATTAGAAATATCATCTAAATCAAATAATGCTTCACCTGCATTTTTACCCATACCTATGCTACCTACACCACCACCACCATTAGGTCCTCCTACATTACCGCGATTATATATATTACTAGTGTTACCTAGAAAATTATATAAATCATTCGTTATATTAAAATTTGTAATAGCGCCATTATTACCTGAACCAGAACCTCCCGAATTATTTATAGGTATATTTGAATATGTATTATCATTATTTATGTGATATGTTATAGAACCACCACCATTAGCGATTAAATATTCTCTATTATCTGTGCCAAAAGTTGTATTATTCCCATTATATGATGTTTGTATATTATTAATATTTGAATTATAACCACTTCCTCCTCTTCCAATTTTTACTGTTTTTATACCACTTGATATATATGCATCATTAATGAATATTAGTTTACCTGCGCCACCTCCATAATTTGAACTACCCCCCCCTCCCCCGCCAAAAGCAAGAATATCACATATAGTTTCATCACCATCTAGAAAATTTATATTATATTTAGTATATTTATTTGTATTATATAGTTCCAACCTTTCTGTTATATTTAATGAATAATTATAAATTTTGAAATCAGAAATGCTAAACTTATAATTATAATTATTATCCTTTGATATGCTATTTATTGTATAACCAATAAAACCATTTAGATATAACCAATCATAATACCTCTTATGTTCATATTCTATTATACCATCAATAAGAACCCTTGTATTTATTATACCTTCCAATATTTTTTTTTCTATAGACAATATTATATGATACCAACGCTTTGTATATATATTTGGAATTGTAATAATAGGATCAATACTATCTTCTAAATAAATTTTTAATTCATTATTTAAATATGTCATTTTAAATCGTCTATTAGTATTTGTGCTAAACTCAAAAATTGTTATTATATCTATATAATTATTGATTTTTAACCACAAACTAAATGTAATTGAATTTTCACCCGAGGATTTAATATATATATTATTAAGATTAAATCCAACATCAAAATTACAATATGCACTAGTTGTATTATTTGGCGAATAGAACTCTAAATATGTTGTATTTAATGGTGTATATTCTATATTTAGGGTTTCTATATTTTCTGGTTTTATAGAAACATTCCCTAATAATATTAATCTTGTTGTATTTGGTAAAAAAAATCCATTATTTTTTATTTTAAACCCATTATCATTTATTAAATTATAACTTGAAGATATGTACCAAATCGCTAAAAATTTCTGCCCGTCATTTATTCTATCAAAAGTTGTTCCAATAGAAGAATCATATATAAATTTACAAACCTTGTAATTAACACTCGCAATAGGTTCAAATAGGAGTGATGAATTAACAATTGTAGGTATAATTGTATTAGTAATTTCCTGTGTTGTACTAATAACACCTTCCTTATTAATAAAAAGTCCACTTCCTATTTTCACAGTAGTATTAACATTACTGTTATCTTTAATTTGCCTATTAATATAATTTACTAATACATTACTTGTATATAACACATAATTACTAACATTATTTATTTTTAAAGATATATTATCTGTTAATATATTACTTGTAGTATTTAAAATATATATTAATTTATTAGAGGTGTTATCAATATAATTACTAGTATCTTGTATAAAATCACGATTATTGATCTTGAGTTTTCTTTCATTTGGATCCCATGTTAAATTAATATCATTTATCAAATTAGTTTCAGACTTATATAATATACCATTAAGAGCGTAAGAATCATTACCTGTCCCGCCATTTGCGACTTCAATAACACCAGACGCTATATTATTTGCATTAATATTTGTTAAATATCTGCCATTTCCTTTAAAAAAACTTGCAGTTATACTTCCAGAAGTTGTAATATCTAATAATGAAATATCAAAAATACTTCTTGATGTTCCAGAAGCTGTAATACTATTGGCCATACTAATATAAAAATTATATGTTTTTAAACTTAAATAATAATATTATTTAATATATAACTTAATATATAACTTAACCATATACTATAAAAACACTAAGAATGAAATTAGTTGCAATTACGCAAACAAATGCTGGAAATATGTGATATATATTATTATTTATGTATTCATCATCTGTTAGATTAGAGAAAGAATCTTCTAAATCATTTATTAATTCTTCATCATATGTATTATTATCATCATCATACTTATTATAATAATATTTCAAATCCCTAATGCTATATTCAATCATAATATGTTATATAATTATATATATTTATATATTTATATATAATTATATTAAATATATAACTTCTTTACAGATATATAAAATAAATAACCTTGTCTCATTTTTCTTTTCTGTTGGTGTAATTAAGTATATAGTATGATAAATAAGAAGAATAATAGAAGAACAAAAATAATTGGAGGGTTTGATAGAGATTATGAAGGTATATCAATAGTAAACAATTTTTTTTGTTATATACTGTTATATATTTCATATATATTATTTGGAATAGCGACAATTTTATTCTTTAATGCATGTTTTAATTTAAATAAGACTTCAATAGATGATAGTGTGGTAATATTTTTAGATCAACCAATATATGAGTATTTGAAAGAAGATAATTTTATGTATATTGATGAGTATTTATTAAATATTAAATTGCCAATATTTATAACTATTGTATCTATTTTTAGCATTAGTTTATTTGCTATATTTTGTATATGGTTATGGAGATGGTTAAAATACGATACAGTATCAATCATTATACCTGATGAAATAGATGCTAAAACATTTTATATAGCGATATTGTCATATATATTTATGATCATTATAATTATAACATATAACAATATTAATGATAATTTTGCGAATTTTGATAAGGAATATAATAAATATATTACAAAAGAGATTATTGTAGAAGACTCCTCATATTTAAAAGAATTAAAAAAAATAATAATATTTATGTTGGAGAATGATAAGGATTATATAAGTGATGAAGATATTAGATCTAAAATAGAGTTAGGAAGAAATATTGATAGCGATGTTGTTAAAATAGCAAAAAAAATAAAATTAAATACAGGAGATAATAAAAAAAGTATATTAAAATTGATATTAGATATATATGCTAAAGATTATAAGAATGATAAAAGTGACAAAATAAAATATATAAAATATATAAATTATTATTTTGATTTATTAATTAATAATAGAAAAGATAATTATACAAAATATTATATACTAGGGTTAGCAAAGAATGCTCATAAAAATTTAGATGATTTAAATGAATTAAATAATACTTTTCGAAATATATTATTTGAGATTAAAAGTAAAATATATGTATATTTTATATTAATTATACTTTTATACTGCTTATTCTTTTTCATAATTTCTTCAATAATATATTGGTAT